GACCGCATGCCGTGTCGTATTGATGTGCTGTACGGCTACAGCGTGATCCGGCCGCAAATGGCCGTCCGTCTCTGGGGGTGATTGACCATGTCCTACACCAAGCCCATTGGTGTTGCGTACACGGACCAAGATCTTGACGACTGCGCACTGGGGGCACTCCCCAGTGCCGGTGGCAAGATTGCGTTCTACGGCGCGACGCCCATCACTCAGCGTGCGGCAGCGGTGCAGGCGGCTTCTGTCGTCAGCGCCTCGTCGTACATCACTGTCGGCAGCAACCTTGCGGCGTGGGCCGCCGAGGTGAATGCCACTCTCACCGGCCTCGGCCTGTGGAAGGGTGCCGCGTAAGCGGCGGAAAGGAACATCATGTCTGCATCCAGTTTCGAAGCTCCGAAGATCGGCGACGGCGAACAGATCGGCGACGGCAACACCGCCGAAACTTTGAACGTCGGTCGCTCGGGTCAGCCCGTCAAGGTCCAACCGTCGGCAACCGGCTCCATCGGTTTCTACGGCACCACGCCGACCACCCAGCGCGCTGCGGCCATCCAAGCTGCGTCCGTTGTGTCGGCGTCGTCCTACATCAGCGTGGCGTCCAACCTCGCTGCCTGGGCCGCCGAAGTCAGCGCAACGCTGACCGGCGTTGGCCTGTGGAAGGGCGCGGCGTAAGCCGGCACTGACCCATGCCCAAGGTTGTCTTCTGCGTTCCGACCATCAAGCGCCCGTACCAGCAGTGCCTAGACAGTCTGGAGGCGTCCATCCCCCTCATCAAAGCCGCTGGCTGGGACGAGGGTATGGTCAACGAGGTGGGCAACCCGTACATCAGCGCGGCACGGGCGACCATGCTGCGCAAAGCGCTGGACGCCAAGGCGGACGTGATCGTGTTCATCGACCACGACCTGTCTTGGCGGCCAGCCGATCTGCTCACCCTCATCAACACTGAGGGCGATGTCGTCGGCGGAACCTATCGGTTCAAGGCTGACGAGGTGTCCTACATGGGCACCATCCACAGCACACCTGCCGGTACGCCCGTTGTACGGGCCGATGGCGCGATCAAAGCGCGGCTCCTGCCCGCAGGGTTCCTCAAGGTCACAGCGGCCGCTGTGGACCGTTTTATGACCTCCTACCCGGATCTGTGTTATGGCGAGAAATACCGCCTGAGCGTGGATCTGTTCAACCACGGCGCGCACAAGGGCCTGTGGTGGGGCGAGGACTACGCTTTCTGCCGGCGCTGGGAAGAATGCGGCGGCGATGCCTGGCTTGTGCCGGATCTGCAACTTGACCACCACAGCGCGGACAAGTCGTACCCGGGCAACTTCCACATGTACCTGCGTCAGCAACCTGGAGGCGACCTGTGCCCCTGATCTACCTTGAGCATCCCCGCCACGGCCAGAAAATCGCCACGATGGAGGCCGAGGCGGAATACGACGAACAAAACGGGTGGCAGCGGTATACTCCGGGTGAGCCCGACGAGCCCGGGGATGACGCCGTTGTCCCCATGAACCATATGCTCGGAAGGCGCCGTCGCAAGGAGCCCGAGCATGTCCACGACAGCCGGTGACCAAATCTATGCCGCGCTGCGGCTGATCGGTCAACTGGCCGAGGGCGAAACCCCATCGGCCGAAACAGCGCAGGACGCGCTGGCAGCGTTGAACCAGATGCTGGATTCGTGGAGCATCGAACGCCTGTCGGTGTTCTCCACGCAAGACCAGGTGTTCAACTGGCCGGCAAACGTATACGAACGCACGCTCGGCCCCAGCGGGGACTTCGTCGGCAACCGCCCGGTGTTGCTGGACGACTCCTGCTACTTCCGCGACCCGACGACGGGCATCAGCTACGGCCTGATGTTCATCAACCAGCAGCAGTACAACGGTATTGCGCTGAAGACGGTGACGTCGACTTACCCGCAGAGCATGTGGGTGAACATGACGATGCCGAACATCACCATGACGGTGTACCCAGTGCCCACGCGGGAATTGGAGTTCCATCTCGTCTCGGTGGCGGAGTTGTCGCAACCGGCCACGCTGAACACGGTGCTGTCGTTTCCGCCTGGCTACCTGCGGTGCTTCAAGTACAACCTGGCCTGCGAGATTGCGGCCGAGTTTGGCGTTGAGCCGCCGCCGACGGTGCAGCGCATTGCGATGGCGTCCAAGCGCGATCTGAAGCGGATCAACTTCGCTGACGACATCATGAGCCTGCCGTACAACCTGATCAACCGCCGGCAGCAGCGGTTCAACATCTACGCCGGCACGCCGTGAAGACGCCTATTCTCGGTGGGGCCTATGTTGCCCGCAGCGTCAATGCTGCGGCGAACCGCATGGTCAACCTGTTTCCAGAGGTTGTGCCCGAGGGCGGCAAGGAACCGGCGTTTCTGCAGCGGTGCCCGGGGCTCCGTCTGGTGGCGACCGTGGGCGAAGGCCCCATCCGGGGAATGTGGAAGTTCGGGGACTTCCTGTACGTTGCCTCTGGCGGCAAGCTGTACCGCGTGGACGGGAACTTTGCCGCCACGGAACTGGGGCTAATCAACGGCAGCGGGCCGGTGAGCATGGCCGACAACGGCATCCAATTGTTCGTGGCCTGCAACCCCAGCGCGTTTATTTACAACGCCAACACGGGTGTGTTTGCGCAGATCACGGACCCTGACTTTCCGGGGGCCGTCACTGTTGGCTATCTGGACAGCTACTTCGTCTTCAACGAGCCCAACAGCCAGCGCGTGTGGGTGACCTCGCTGCTTGACGGCACTGCCATTGATCCGCTGGACTTCGCCAGTGCCGAGGGCAACCCCGACAACATCGTGTCGCTGATGGTCGACCACCGCGAGGTGTGGCTGTTCGGCAACAACACTGTTGAGGTCTGGTACAACGCCGGCCTGGCTGACTTTCCGCTGGCGCGCATCGAAGGCGCGTTCATGGAAACCGGTTGCCTTGCGCCGTACAGCGTGGCCAAGCTGGATAACGCCGTGTTCTGGCTGGGCTCTGACGCCCGCGGCAACGGCATCGTGTACCGCAACCAAGGCTACAACGCCCAGCGCGTCAGCACGCACGCCATCGAGTGGCAGATTCAACAGTACGGCGTGCTGAACGACGCCATTGGCTACTCCTACCAGCAGGACGGCCATTCGTTCTACGTGTTGACGTTCCCGACGGCGCAGGCTACGTGGGTGTTTGACGTCGCTACTGGCGCGTGGCATGAGCGGGCATTCTGGGACGGCGTGCAGTACCGCCGGCATCGGAGCAACTGCCAGGCCAATTTTGCAGGGCAGGTGCTGGTGGGGGATTGGGAAAACGGGCGCGTTTATGCGTTTGACCCCGAGGTGTATCAGGACGGCAACGATGAGCAGCGTTGGTTGCGCTCTTGGCGCGCGTTGCCCACGGGGCAGAACACGCTGAAGCGCACGGCGCATCATGCGTTGCAGTTGGATTGTGAGGCCGGGGCGTCTGCTTTTTTTGACACAGCATCGGCAAGCATCAATTGGATTGCATTTGGACTTGGCATTTTGCAATATTCCGTAGGAACGCAGCCCGGATCTTCAATCATGGGCGAAAAGTTCAATGGAAGAATGCTAGGAGATGTGGACAACACCGGGTCTGTTGTTTTAGCTGACGCAACTACAGTTCTGTCCTACGCAGCAGGAAATCCAGTCTCTGAGCCCGTCAGAAATTATTTGCAAATCACGGCAACAGAAATTCTGTTTGCGAACCCATCAAAATACAACGCTTACATAAGCGGCACAGTCAATGTTGGCACTTCTCGCGCCATGCTCCGTTGGTCCGACGACGGCGGCCACACCTGGAGCAACGAGCACTGGGCCAGCATGGGCAAGCTGGGCGAGTACGGCAAGCGCGTTATATGGCGCCGGTTGGGCATGACCACCAAGCTGCGGGATCGCGTGTACGAAGTCAGCGGCAGTGATCCGGTGAAGATTGCCATCATGGGTGCGGAGCTTTCCGTCACCCCAACGAGCGCCTAACGTGGAGCTTGCACCGCGCGTACCGTCTCAGCGCGACCCGCTGGTGGATCAGGGGTCGTTGACCACTCGCGCGTGGTTTCGGTTCTTCCAGTTGCTGCAGAACGCGACAGAGAACGCCGCGCTAACGCAGTACACCATCGTCCAGAACACAACGGGCACGACGATCCCCAAGGGCGCCGTCGTCGGTTTCGTGGGCGTCGGGTCAAACAACGTGCTGTCCGTCGCCCCGTACCTGGCTGACGGCTCATCGCCGTCGCTGTACATCTTGGGCGTGATGGCCGAGGAGCTGCCTGACAGCGGCGCCACGGGCCTGTGCTGCGTGTGGGGCA